GATGGTAAGAAACAAATTGATGAAGCTAACAAAAAACTCCATGCAATTGAAAAAGAACATTGCTATCTCGTTGAAAAATACAATGCTATCTCTTCCGATCTCTTATTGGAAAAGAAAGTTGCTGGTTTAAACGATAAGAAAAAGGACTATATTACTCGTATCATGAAAAACAAAAGTGCTCAATTCATAAATGAGAACTTTGATTATGCCTTGAACCTATTTAGCAGAAATGAATCCGATAGAATTCATGAACTAAAAGAGAGCGCACTTAAGCGTTCTGTCACTAGAGAAGTAGATGCTCCTAGAATAATTGTCGAGGAGAAAACAACACCTTCACATAGAGAAGATGTTCAAATGAACCCTTACCTTAAGGAGTTATCTAAATACTAATTTTAGCTGAGATATTAACGCTGTTAATGTCTGAATCTGGAATTGAAAAATATTCCAAAGTCGAACAAAAAAAGGAAAACAAAAAAAACGAATATGAAACAAATTAGACCTACACAAGCCTATATTGATACAACTCGCGCTGAAGCCCTTTTGGAGAAGTGGAAGCCCGTTCTGAATTATACTTCAGATAAGGTTGCCCCTATCGAAGACGATCATACACGCCTCAATACTGCTATGCTTCTTGAAAATCAAGAACGCTGGTGCATTGAGGAGTCCAACCAAGCTGGTGGTGGCTCTTCCGTTTTCGGAAGTGTTAACGCTGGTGCTTATGGTGGAGCTGGTGCAAATTTCCCCAACAGTTACCCTGGTGGAGACACTTATGCACAAGGTGATGCTCGCTTACCCAAAATCCTCATCCCGATGATTCGCCGTACTTTCCCTGAATTGATTACTAATGAAATCGTTGGCGTACAACCCATGGGCGGTCCCGTTGGTTTGGCCTTCGCTCTACGTTACAAGTACCTCGCAAACCAACTCGGTAATGATGGTGTTGACGGTTCTGGCACAAATGCCAATGCCGCTCTCGCTAATCCTCAAGCCGCTGCTGGTGGTAAGGAACTCGGCTACCAATACCTAGACACACGTTACACTGGTACATCCAGTGCTAAGTTGTCTGGTGCTAACGGCGCATACGCCGATCTTTTCCCAATGATTGGGCAAGATCAAGGTGTTGCTCAACTCTTAGCAAATTTTGAATTGACGGGTAAAATCCCTCAAATCGAAGTTTCTTTCGAGAAGACCGCTGTTGAGGCTGGCACACGCCGCCTTGCTGCACGTTGGTCAGTTGAACTAGAGCAGGATTTGAAGAATATGAATGGCATCGATATCGATACCGAACTCACAAATGCAATGTCTTATGAATTGCAAGCTGAGATCGATCGTGAGATGATCATGCGTATGATTCAAACGTCCCTCAACGCTGGTTTTGGTGTTGGATACTCCGTATGGAGTCCTGCATCTGCCGATGGCCGCTGGCTCGTCGAGCGTAACCGCGATTTCTATCAACGTTTAATCATCGAAGCTAACCGTATTGCTATTCGCAATCGCCGTGGTGCTGCAAACTTCATCGTTTGTACTCCTCGCGTTGCCGCAATCCTCGAAATGTTACCCGAATTCCAATGGGTACCAGTCCAAGGTAATGTTAATACTCAGCCCGTTGGTGTTGCAAAAGTTGGTAATCTTGGTGGAAGGTTCAACGTTTACCGTGATACACGTACAGAAGCTCAATTTGAGCAAGGACGTAGTTCAACCTACTTGTCCCCAGGTCAAGCCCGCACAAACCGTGTGGAATATGCTTTACTTGGTTACAAAGGACCTGAATTCTACGACACTGGTATTATCTATTGCCCTTACATCCCTGTGATGATCCAAAGGACAATCGGCCCGAATGACTTCAGCCCAAGAGTTGGTCTTATGACCCGCTATGGCGTTGTTGACAATATCTTCGGAGCCAATCTTTATTACCACGTAATTCTGTTAGCTGGACTCGGTGAAGGTTTTGCACCTGCGAATACCTCGGTCTACTTCTAATATTTAGAAGTAAGCGAAAC